TTTATTTACTCCACCAACATTTAGCCACGTTTATAATCTAAAGTCAGTTCAAATGACTAATGATAAAGGAACATGGTTTGGTTGGGATGTAACTAAAGTTGGACCTGTATCAGACGCTAGTGTTTATGGTATAGCCAAAGACTTTGCTGAAAAAGTTGGCAAAGGTGAGGTTGAAATTAAACACGACTCTGAAACTGAGACAACAGAAAAGTCACCATACTAAATAGTATCCTAGGTAGTGGGCGGTGAAGCGAGAGTGGACCCGCCCGCTTAAAGATATAATTATGGAAAAGTTTAAAGAGATATTCTCAGGCTTAGAACGTGCGTATGGTATGACATACGTAGATAAGAAAGGTGCCGACGGTCAGAAGATCAAAGGTAAATCTTTTGTACAAAGAGGTATGGTCACAGATAATATGTGGCAAGACCATTTAAACGGTGCAGAACCTAGTCTAGGTATTATACCGATTAATGAAACTAATACTTGTAAATGGGGTTGTGTAGATATTGATTCTTATGCAGGTTTTGACCACAAAAAATTAATAGATAAAATTAAAAGTTTAGACTTACCTCTACTAGTATTTAGATCTAAGAGTGGAGGTGCACATGTATTTTGTTTTACAACAGTTCCTGTTGAAGCAAAACTAATGAGAGATAGGTTAGTATCAGTTAGTGCAGTGTTGGGTTATGGTGGATCAGAAGTATTTCCAAAACAAATAGAATTAAAATCCAAAGATGATACAGGAAACTTTTTAAATTTACCATACTTTAATGGTGATAAAACAACAAGATATTGCTTCAATGATCAAGGTGAAGCTGTTAATCTGGAACGCTTTTATTTACTACATGATTTATATAAACTTACTCCAGAACAATTAGAAGTATTAACAATCAAAAGACCTGACTCAGAATTTAGTGACGGTCCACCTTGTCTAGAATCATTAACACAAACAGAAATCAAAGATGGTAGAGATAGAATTATCTATCAATACATTCAATATGCAAAAAGAAAATGGCCCGATAGTTGGCAAACAAAAATTAATGCATTCAATTATAAATACTTTGAGAAACATCCTTCAGGACCTTTGGAAGATAGAATCGTTCAAGGTAAAATAAAATTTAATGATGGTAAAGATTTAGGTTTCAAATGTAATGAAGATCCAATGTGTAATCACTGTGATAAAAAATTATGTAGAACAAGAAAATATGGTATTGGTGGAGACGCAGTGTTTCCAATACTATCTGATCTACAAAAAGTAGAACTAGATGAACCTTATTACTGGGTCAATGTAGATGGGGATAGAGTAAAGCTAGACAACATCGATTGTTTAATGGAACAAAGATTGTTTAGAAGAACTGTTGTAAAACAAATCAATAAGAAACCACCACGGATCACGGTCAAAGAATTTGAAAAGTATACTGATATGTTACTTCAAGGTATTGAATTAATCAAAGCACCAGTAGGTTCTTCAATGATAGATCAGTTAAAAGAACATCTAGAAGAGTTTTGTACTAATAGAACTGCAGCAGAAACTACTAAGAAAGATATTCTAAATGGAAACGTCTTTACAGAAGAAGGTAAACATAAATTTATATTTCATAAATTTTATCATGGACATTTACTTAGAAAGAAATGGCCAGAGAAACCACAAGTTACACAACAAATGCTAAAAGAATATTGTGATTGTAGTGATGATCGAATTGTAATTGGTAAGAAAAGACCAACAATTATGGTAGTGGATGCATTTGAAAAACCAGACAAAACTCATACACCTAAAGTCTTGAAAGAAAAGGATCCGTATTAATGAAGACAATTGTATTCGGCCCACCAGGTACAGGAAAGACACATACATTATTAGAGAAGGTAGATGAATATCTAAAGACAACAAACCCAGATCGAATTGGTTACTTTGCTTTTACAAAGAAAGCTGCGAATGAAGCTAAAGAAAGAGCAATGAAAAAATTTAGTTTAGAAGAAGATGATCTTCCATATTTTAGAACACTACATTCATTAGCTTTTAAATCATTGGGTTTAAAAAAGAATCAAGTGATGCAGAAAAGACACTACGAAGATTTGGGTAGGAAAGAACATTTGTTTCTAGACTATAATGATTATGATGAAGAAGAGACTGGATTGTTTTCTACTAAAAGTGATTATCTTAGAATAATTAATTTAGCTAAACTTAGAAACATTACCATAGATGAACAATATAATTTAAAAGAACATAATCAAGATGTTGAATACTCAACTCTAATTCATTTAAGTGATAGACTAGTGGATTATAAAAAAGAATATAATCTTATTGACTATAACGATATGATTTTAAATTTTATCAAAGAAGAAAAATCACCAAACTTTGATGTAGTATTTATTGATGAAGCTCAAGATTTATCTTTAATGCAATGGGATATGGTTAAACATATTACTGATAAAACAGTTGATTCTTTTATTGCAGGAGATGATGACCAGGCTGTATTTAGATGGGCTGGTGCAGATGTTGATTCATTCATTGCACAAAAAGGAAAAATTATTGAGCTCAAAGAATCTAAAAGAGTTCCAAGAAAGATACATGAATTAGCAAACTCAATCATTGGTAGAGTTAATAATAGAGTAGAGAAAAATTGGAACCCTAAACAACACGAAGGAAAGTTAAGTTCTTATGATCACTTTGAAGATGTAGATATGTCAACAGGTAAATGGTTAGTGCTAACTAGAACAAGATCAATGTTGGATGCACTAGAAGAAACATTAAGAGACAAAGGTTTTTATTACGAGAATAGATTTAAAAAACTTTATGAAAAAGATATTCAAATCGCTGCAACCAACTGGGAATATTTAATTAAAGGACAGATGCTTGATTCAAAACAAATAGAAAATATTTCAAAGTACATCAGTAAAGAGAAATGGAACAAGGATAAATTAAAATCAATGGTAAAGAATGGATTGTATAGTTATGACCAATTACATAATGACTATGGGCTTCAAACTAATGAGATTTGGTACGAAGCTTTTGATCAAGCTGGAGAGAAAAGAATTACTTATATAAGACGTATGAAACGTAATGGAGAGATGTTGAATCAAGAACCACGGATTAAACTGTCAACCATTCATAGTGCTAAAGGTGGTGAAGAAGACAACGTAGTCTTACTTACTGATCTTACCTTTAATACAAAAAAATCATATGACAAGAACCAAGATGATGAAACAAGATTATTTTACGTAGGTGCAACTAGAACAAAAGAACACTTACATATTATAAGACCAAAAGATGATAGCAAATGTTACCCAATGGAGGAGGTACTATGACGAGCAAAGATATGTTTAAAGGAACAACATACAATTCTTTAGATGAGCAGGTTGGCGGGAAGCACTACCGTTCGATGAAAATTCAACCCGCAGAATTTATAAATGAAAACAAATTATTATTTGCTGAGGGCAATGCTATAAAATATATTTGTAGACACCAATCAAAAGGAAAAGAACAAGATATAGAAAAAGCAATACATTATTTAGAAATGATATTAGAAAGGGACTATTCATGAGTTGGCAAGAGTTTAGAGCAAGAGCAAAAATAATAGAACAAAACTTTGCTAAAAATTTAGAGGACCCAAAGTGGGCTAATGATTATCAAGATATGCAGGAGCATTGGGATGTACAAGGCACACTAGATGGTAAGCTTTTAAAGTTTGATGTTAAAGGTATGAAGAAAGTAAATCGTTGGGATAATAAAAAACAAGATGATATTGCTTGGGTCGAAGGAACTAATGTTAGAGGTAAACCTGGTTGGGTAAAAGGTAAAGCAGACTACATAGTATTTGAAAGAACTGACCATTGGCTTTTAATTCAAAGACAAGAATTGTTAGATCACGTAACAAATAAACTTAAAGAAAAGAATTTTGAAAAAGGAAAAGGAATTTATCAAATCTATCAACGTGAAGGTAGACTTGATAAAATCACTATGGTTCCCTTTCAGGATATGGAACAATTAACTAACGTAAAAAGGATAAATAAAAATGCAGAAGATAATATTTAAACCACAAACAGAATGGCTACCACCAGAAGAATTTCCTGATCTATCAAAGTATGATGAGATTGCAATTGACTTAGAGACTAAAGATCCTGAACTAACTAAGATGGGATCTGGAGCAATCATTGGTAAAGGAGAAGTTGTTGGTATAGCAGTTGCTGTTGAAGGTTGGTGTGGATATTATCCTATCGCTCATGGCGGTGGTGGAAACATGGATAGGACTATGGTTCTTAAATGGTTTCAAGATGTTTTAAATACTGATGCTGTAAAAATATTTCACAATGCAATGTATGATGTATGTTGGATTCAATCTATGGGTTTAGGTATCAAGGGTAGACTTGTAGATACTATGATTGCTTCAGCTTTATGTGATGAAAATCAATTTCGTTTTGATTTAAATACTTGTGCTAAAAGATATGTTGGTACAGGAAAAGATGAAGCAGCTTTATATGCAGCAGCAAAAGAATGGGGCATAGATCCTAAAGGCGAGATGTATAAATTACCTGCAATGTATGTAGGTCAATACGCAGAAAAAGATGCAGCGATTACACTACAACTATGGCAGTATTTAAAAACAGAAATCGTTAACCAAGACATTCAATCTATTTTCGATATGGAAACAGAATTATTTCCTTGCCTCGTTGATATGCGTTTTTTAGGAGTTCGTGTAGACGTTCAAGCAGCAAGTAAATTAAAGAAACAATTAGTTGAAAGAGAAGAATCAGCATTACT